CTTACGCGCTAGAGCGCAATTACACGCTTCCGGCATCGGATACGACTCTTGAGCAGTATTTGATTCGAGCTATGGATTGGCTCGAAGCCAAACGAGCCAGCTTTCAAGGCTCGAAAACTCTTGCCACGCAAGCTCTCCAGTGGCCTCGCCAGGATGTTTACATTGACTGCGAGGAGTTTGCCAGTGATGAGATTCCTGTTGAGTTAAAAAAGGCTCAAGTTGAACTGGCAATTGCTATAAATTCAGGCTCGGCTTTATTCCCGCCTTCTCCGACAAGTTCGATGAATGCAGGCCCAGTTACCCGCAAGATTGTTGGGCCAATCGAAATGCACTACTCCGATAAAGCCGCTTATACAACTGGCATTACCAGTGATGGCACTTACCGAATACCCACTGTGGAAAACCTGTTGAAACCGCTTTTCTCAGCCTGTGGGAATGGGGCATTCGTTAAAACTGTCAGGATTTAAGCATGGCAGACCTTTACGATGATCTCCAAGCAACTGTCATTGCTCTCATCGAGGAGTTTACTCCCGATGGGCCGAATGCCGTTTGGAAAAGTCGCGGCAATAACAATACATTTCCCAATCAACCTTGGCTTGGAACAGCAGGCACCGTAGTTGAATATCCGGTGCGAATGCTGCTTTTACCTTACGATTTGAAAGATTGGGCTTATTTGAAATATCGCAAAGAAACTGGAGTTAGCGAAGGATACCAACAAGCCTATATGGCAAAGCAGACTTTTGAGCCAACTTTGCGAGATTCGGTTGTAGTAAATGGACAAGAGTTTTCCATTTTCGCAATCCATGATAAGATTATGCCCGCAACAAAAACCCTTGTTTACCTGATAGAACTTGCCCAATGAACATTGGCGATGCTCGAAACGCGATTTGCTCGCATTTTTACGAGCATTGGCGACTCAAAGCCCCTACTATTGTGGGTTATGAGCCGGAAGTTCGATGGTGGAACAGGGAGGTTAAAGAGCCCCCACCTAAGACGCAGCATTGGGTACGGTTTTCAATGGAAACCGTTTCCAATGAACAAACTTCGATGCGGGGTCCGGTCGTCGAGCAATATGGAAAAAGGCATACGAACATCGGACTGGTGTTCATTCAGCTTTTTTTCTCAAAGTCGTCTTTAGTCAAAGACGATGACATTGCGCTGTCAGTGATAGCCTCAGAACCGTTTTACAAAGCCATTCCGAATAAGATTTGGTTTCGCAATCCGCGAATCCAAGAATTGCCGGAAGAACAAAATTACTTTCGCGCCAACGTACTCGCGGAATACGAATTTGATCACGTTGTATTCTAGGAATCAAACATGACAGCATTTAGCAAAAAAATTGATAGTAACGTCACTGGTTTGGCCTTTGCCGAAGAAGTCTCTTTGGGTAATCTGCCCACGGGGACCGCACAAATGGTCAACATCGTTTACAACGAAGATGGCTTCGGCACTTCGTTCGCTCCAGGTAGCGGTCCTCCCCTTTCTGGCATCGGTCTGAGCTACGTTGTGAGTACGAGTGCTTTAGCGATCACGATGGTGACTCGCGAAGTGCTTACCGAGTTCTACGTTCGAATCAACCATATTCGCGGTGGTGTGACGATTGCAACCAATGTCGGCACCTACGTCAGCGACACTCCCGGCTTGTTTACTTCGGCAGTTTCGGCTGGTCACGCTCGTCGTTTCAGCGGTGGTCCAATCAACGTGGTCCAGACCGTTGTTCTCAACATGAGCTTGAGCGCCGTTACTTTCCAATCGGGCGATCAGATTATCGTCGAAGTTTCCCGAGTCACCGGTTACACCAATCGCTCGTTCCGCTCGGCCTATTACATCGGAAACGAACTCGCAACCTGGCGATCTCTCGAACCGAACTCCTACGAGGACTTCGGTGGTGAATTGACTTTGCTTGCTCGCAATCCAATTAACTCGTCTCGTCAACGCAAGAAGGGCGTTATTTCCGATTTGGATGCTTCAGGTGGCTTCAATACCGACCTGACCCAAAACGGTTTGACTCGCCTCATGCAAGGCTTTTTCTTCGCGAATGCTCGCGAAAAGACTTCCAGCCTCAACTTGCAAGGCAGTCGATTGACCGTCACCAGTTTTGCCGCCGCAACCGGTATTACCCTCGGTGATAGCGGTCACTTGGCCTTTAGTGTGGGCAACATTGTTCGAATGACTGGGATGGCAGTTGCCGCCAACAACGGCAACTTTGTGGTCAGTTCGATTACAAGCCCGAACGTAGTTTTGACTCCTGCGCTTTCGACTGAAGGCAGCTTTGCATCGGGCGCTCGAATCGAAGTCATCGGACACCAGTTCGGTTCTGGGATTTGTAGTATTGCTGCCGCTACCGGTGCCGCTCGTCTAACCATTTCAGCCGGTTCGTTCGCGACTCTCGGCTTGAATGTTGGCGAATGGATTTACCTCGGTGCTGACACGCTGGCGAATCGGTTTGCAAGCAACTACGGTTATGCTAGGGTCAAGGCAATCGGAACCACTACCCTCGACCTTGATGAATGCACTTGGACCGTCACAACCGATGCTGGAAGTGGCAAGTCGATTAACCTTTATTTTGGTACTTTTTTGCGAAACGAAAAAGACCCAACTTTGATTCGCCTTCGCAGCTATCAACTTGAACGAAGTCTTGGCTACGATGACAACGGTTTGATGAGCGAATACCTCGTCGGTGCCGTTGCCAACGAATTCACAATGAATTTCGATTCGGCTGATAAGATTAACTGCGATCTCACTTTTGTGGGTAAAGATGTTCAGCAGCGCCGGGGTGTCGATGGTGTTAAGGGTGGAACTCGGGTTGCAGCAGCACTTGAAGACGCTTTTAATACTTCAAGTGATGTTTACCAAATGCGATTGTACGTTGTTGATTCAACGACAATTACTCCAACTTCGTTGTTTGGTTACGTCATGGATGGCAATATCACAATCAACAACAATGTTGCTGGTTTGAAAGCAATTGGCGAACTTGGTAACTTTGACGTAAAAGTTGGTGACTTTGAAGTTGGTGGAGAACTAAATTGCTACTTCGACACAATCGAAGCTGTCAGCGCGGTTCGAAGCAATTCCAATGTTGCTTTCAATGCAATTCTTGCAGCAGATAATGCTGGAATGACTTTTGACATTCCTTTGCTCGCTCTCGGAAACGGTCGTGCGACTGTAGAAAAAGACGAGCCGATTATGTTGCCTTTGGAAAGTTCGGCTGCTGAAAATGCAAACGGCTATACCTTATCGGCAACTTTGTTTACTTGGTTGCCAACTTTGGCAATGACCTAATTTTGAAAGGAACCTGACGATGGCTTTGAAGGATTTGTTTGGTACGAGCAAGGAACTGGAGACTCAAGGAGCCTGGTGCGTTGTTGACAAAACCGATGATGGGGAAATGAAGTTTCTGCTTGCCTACGCTGGCAGCAGCAACAAGCAATTCCTCAAGGAATCTGCTCGGCTTGCTCGGGGCAAGCGAGTTGGTGCCAACAACGTCGAAATGACTCAAGAGTTGACCAAGGAAGTTTTTGTCAACAGCATCATTCTCGGTTGGGAAAATGTTGTGGTGAAGAAGGGTGAAAAACCGCTTGCCTACAACAAAGAGAATGCCAAGATGCTGCTTGATGAATTTCCGGCGCTCTTTGATCTCCTCTCCTTGTTCGCTACCGATATTTCCAACTACCAGATTGACGACCGGGAGGAAGTCGCAAAAAACTAACCGAATTCCTCGATTACGAACTGTCAATCGGGGAATTGGACGACATGATTGCAAAGCAAGCACGACGAGCCGGAAGAGATATTCCTGACCGGCTCAAAAATGCTCCTGAGCTACCGCTTGATTTGCAATTCTACTTCGAGGCTTTTTGCGAACTTAATTCTTGTCGCTCAGTTGGTTTTGCACCTGGGCCGATTCCGATAACAGCAATTTTTGCTTATGCAGAACACTACGGTGTAACTGGATTTGAGGAACAAGACCTGATTTACTACGTTCAGGTTTTGGACCGCAAGTTCTTGGAGTTTGCCGACAAGAAAAGTAAGCAGCAAAGTAAAAGCAGCAAGCCAGCGAAAAAGGGTAAATGATGGCAGAACCGACTCTCTATCATTTATCGTTATACGTTAAGCGGATTGGTCGGCAAATTTCCGATCAATCCGCTAAGTACGTTAAAGCTGCCGCTCGGGCAGTCCTAATCGATCTGGCAAAAAATAATCCTGTCGATACTTCTCTTTCTGTATCGAACTGGACTGTGGGTATCGGCTACAGCCCTGTAAATCTGATTCCGCCTCACTTTCCAGGCGTAAAAGGCTCAACTGAAGCAGCGAGCCGAGCCCAGACCATTGCTTATGGTCGCAAGATAATCAATATGTATAAATCTCGCCAAGTTTTGCATATTTCCAACAATGTCGATTACATTACTTATTTGGAAAGTAGCCACAAACCAAAAGCTGGCTTTGTTGCAAGAGCCGTGATTAAGGGCAACTTGGCGACCAAAAAAGTTAAACTAATCCTGAAGTGAGATCCCAATGAGTAATCGGATTGACATTGAGATTCGCGATAGGATTGACGACTCCATCGCCAAAAAACTGGCGCAAATTGCTGCTGCTGCTAAAGCTGCACATATCCAAATCACAGCATTAAAACAGAGTCTTACTGGCACAACGACCAATGTAAATAGATTGGCAAGGGCTCTTACCGCTAGTGCTATTGCGGCTAGGGCATCTAGTAATCAAGTTTCTCAAAAAGTTACTGCGTTGGGCCGATTACGAGCGGCTTATAATAGTGTAATCACTGGCGCAGGGAATCTTACTCGAAGATGGTTAGGCTTGCGAAGTTCAGCAATGCTGCTTAACAGCGATATGCTTTCGCTAATTCGGACTTTGCGAACAGTTTCGGGTATCGTTGTTATCGCTGGTGTTGGTAAGGGTATTCTGGATTCGGCTGATGCTTTCCAGGTAATGCGAAATCAGTTGTCTGGAGTGACAGCTAACAGTCAACAACTCACAACTGTTCAAAACGAACTTTTCAAAGTTTCTAATCGAGCCCGAGTGCCAGTCGGGGACATGACTAAAGCATATCGTCGCTTCGATATGGCTTTGGCTGCGGTCGGTGCGTCTCAACGCGAATCCCTCGACGTTACTGAAACTGTGGGCAAACTGCTCACAATGAACGGTGCCTCGGCTCAAGAAGCCGGTGCAGTTCTCTTGCAATTGTCGCAAGCATTCAATAAGGGCAAGCTCGATGGTGACGAATTCCGTTCGGTCGCAGAGCTTATGCCTCAGATCCTTGACGCTGTTGCCAAAGCCGCTGGTAAGAGTCGAAAAGACATTTATGAAATGTCTCGCGATGGTAAGATCAATATCGAAATGCTGCAAAAAGCATTTAGAGCTATCAAACCTTCGGTTGATGCTGCGTTCAAAGATTTACCAGTGACTATTGGGCAATCTTTGACAATTTTACAAAATAATCTAGTTGCTTTTTTTGGAAAGTTAGATAAGCAATGGGGATTTAGCAAAAGTGTCATTGAGATGATTGATTACGTCTCAAATAATTTGCCTCAAGTTTTAAGAATGATCGAAGGTGTGCTTCTTGGGAGTTTTGTTGCTGGAATTGCAACAATTTACACCGCTCTTACTGTTTTTACAGGAGGATTGTTTACTGTTTATTCGATGCTTGGTCTTATAGTCGCTTACATGACAGCTTTTGGCGACAAAATTTACGTTGCTGGACAGAACTTTTACACTCTCAGAGACGTTGTATATGGTATTTATAGGCTTATTTCTGAATTTTTATCAGATGTTTTCAATGTCAATGTGACTAAAGGTTTCGGTCAAAACATTGTTGATTATGTTCTTTTGCCAGCTTACAAGTTTTTAAGAGAAATAATTCAGAACATTACTACTCTGATTATTACGGTTTACCAAACATTACGCGATGTGTTTTCAGCATATAGTGCTGCTAGAAAATTGATTACTGGTGAACCAAACATTGATCCTGAAAGAAGAAGTATACTTTTTCAACAAAGTAAGCTAAACGGACAAGAACTACCTGATGATTTTCGAAGAAGAAATCCAGCGGAATTATTTGTTGCAATTCTTGCCGAAGGCTCTCGTCTAGCAGCAGAGCAGTTTGCAAGAGGAATTGTTTGGGCAGCATCAGAATTTGTAAAAATTATTTCTAGTCATATCAGTCCGATATTTGTTGAAATTTACAACAAATTTATCAACGCAATAAATAATATACCTTTTCTAAACGCCAACATTCCAACAGCTACTTATGATGCTGATTCAATGAATGCTGAAATAACAGCTATTCAGCAAAAAATTGATTCTTTTTTAACAATAACTCCTGAAAAATACCCAACTCTTTTAACTTTTGGAGAGCAGTTCTTAAAAAATTGGCAAGAAAATTTACCTAAAATTTCTGCTGTATTTGACCAAATCGAAAATAGAGTTATTGAATTTAGCAAACAAAATGCTTATCAAAGATATTTAGGGGAATTGACATTAGTTAATCAACTTTCAGGTATTTATGATGTTCTTAACGAAAAAGCTCAAAGCGCACTTAATTATTTTTCTAACCTTTGGGATGTTACAATCACTTATATTAAAGGTTTGTTAGACCAACTTCTATCTGCAATCAATACTGTTTTGGGAGCTTTAAGTGGTCTTGGTGGAGCGGCAAGTGCAATTTTGGGTTTGTCTGGAAAACAATCGGCGGCTGGTCTTGGTCAAATTGGAACAGCTATGTTCCCAATGGGTGCGCTTGGAATGCAAGGCCTGGGTTCAATCGGGCAAGGCATTTACGATTATCTCGGAAGCGGTTTGCGTACACAAAACGAATTGTTGGCAAAAATGGCTACTTTGTATGGCAACGCTGGGAATGCTGCCGCAGACTTTGGAAATAAAGCCACAAATAGCATGAATGGGCTCAACAACGCGACTGGTGACGCGATGGGTACTTTCATGCAGCTTGCCCAGCAAGCCTTCGGTCACGTTACTGACGCGATTATCGAATTCACGAATACTGGCAAGTTCGAGTTCAAAAAGATGCTCAAAGCAATCGTCGATGATTTGCTTCGTTTCTTCTTGAATCGCTTTTTCCAAAAGATGCTGTTCTCCATTTTCGGTGGTGGATTTGGCGGTATGGGTGGTATGATGGGCGGCATGATGGGCGGCATGGGCGGCTTTGGATTTGCTGCTGGCGGTTACACTGGTAATCTGCCTACAGGTCAAGTTGCAGGCTTTGTCCACGGTCAAGAATTTGTCATGCCAGCCGGTGCGACCAAACGCAATCGGCCTGTCCTCGAAGCAATGAAGCGAGGGGCAAATGTTACAACCACTTCGACCGGTCGAAGCAACGTCCAGATGAATGTCTCGGTCAAGAATTACACCGATGGTAATATCCAGGTTCGTCGAATCAACCAAACCGATGTTGAAATCATTGCTACTCAGGTTGCCGAGCGAACTGTGCAAGAACGCACACCTCGTCTCGTAGCTAATGAAATTCGCAACGCTAACAGTCGAATCAGCAAATCGCTTAATGACTCAACCCAAACTCGTCGTCGCCGCTAATGCAAAAGTTCGCCATTCCACCAGAATCGGAAAGCTATAGCGTCAAGGATGGCGTTAGCTTCGTGTCAGTCGCCTTGGAAGGCGGCTTATCGCGCCGTCGAGCAGACGTTATCAATACTGCCTCGAAAGCTCAGGTAACTTGGTCATTCGACCGAAACGAATACGATTACTTCCGAGCTTTTTTCGATACCGCGACAATGAAGGGCTCTTTGCCTTTCATCCTGGAGTTGGTTGTCGATAAGCATTATCGTCAAGAATATGTCTGCGCATTTATCGAAGATACACTTGAACTATCTGAAGTTAGTGGTCATTCATATCGCGTCAAAGCTGATCTTGAAGTTATTCCAAAACGTCCAGATCATGTCGGAAATCAATCTCTGATTGACAGCTATTCAACGACTCCCGCTGTGGGCTACCCGCTTGCTGTTTTGATCGCGACCGAGGACGACGATACTTTAAGTTCTGACGGAACATTTATTTTCCCATTTGGAATTCTCGCTTCGTTCAATGTCAACGAAGACGACGATTCGTTTACAATTACCGGCAACTCTCAAGTGCCAGAACTTCTCGCAGTCGCTTCGATTACAGAAGATACCGATACAATCACTTCAGATGGAACTGCTGCTGGCGTTGCTAACTATGCAATTCTAACGGCAACTGAAGATGCAGATTCTTTAACGGCAACTGGTACTGGAATTGAATAGGAGCAATCATGGCAATCAATTACTCAACAACTGTTCGTAACGCAAAACTTGATGCGGTTGAAACCGCAATCGGAACCAGTCCAATTCTTCGAATTCGCAGCGGCTCAAAACCGGCCACCTGTGCTTCGGCAGATACGGGGACTGTTCTTGTTACAATGACTTTGCCTTCCGACTGGATGGCAGCAGCGGCTTCGGCAAGCAAGGCTAAGTCTGGCACTTGGTCTGATACATCGGCTGATGCTACCGGAACAGCAGGTCATTTTCGCGTATATGATTCGACTGGCACAACCTGTCATATCCAAGGTTCTGTAACCGCAACTGGTGGTGGTGGGGACATGACATTGGACACAACTTCGATTACTTCAGGTGGTACAGTTACGGTAAGCACCTTTACTCTCAATGCCGGTAATGCCTAATGTCTCGGCTTTCAGAATTCTTTCTGAATTCAAACTCAAATGTTGTCTTGCTGGAATTGGTTGAGTTCAAACATCCCAATTTCAGCCAGACTCATCGTGTCGTGCGCAATAAGACCGATGGTGTAACAGTCAGACTCGAAGATGGCACCTACGCTGTTTTCGATTACTATCCACTGAAGATTACTCCATCTGGCAGCAGTCTTGACCTCGACTTTGGATTCAAAATTGAATTTGGCGATTTGGGCGAGGCTTTGCCGCAAGAGTTGGATTTGGTTGCAGCGAACAACGGATTTAGCATTCGGCCTGAGATCATTTTCCGAACCTACCGCTCGGATGATTTGGAATCGATCTTGCAGGGTCCGCTTTACCTAGAATGTTCCGAATTTACCTTTACCAAAACAGGAGCAGCATTCGAAGCTAAAGCCCCGAACTTAAATATAAGTCGAACTGGAGAGATTTACACGTTTCAAAGATTCCCAATGCTCCGTGGGTTTCTATGATCAATCTCGACAAGTTCTTTTCCAAGCAATACGATTCCCGCGACTACAACTGTTCGCACTTCGTTCGAGACGTTTGGCTCGAACTTGCCGGGACAGATTTAGCTGGAATGCTCTGTGCCTGGAATAGCGGCAAGCTCGATGAGGCAATGCGTCATCGCAAAGATTTGATCAAGCTGGACAAGCCGGTCGAACCTTGCATTGTGCTTTTCCAAAAGCCAAACACTCCTCCCCACGCTGCTATCTGGACAGATGGCAATGTCTTTCATCTGACCGATGGCGGCGCTAGGCTTGACGATTTTGATTGCGTCTCTCAGTGTTACTCCAAGTGGAATTTTTACCTATGCTGAAAAAAGTAATCATTGGCGAAAATTCACTTGACTCGCAGACTTGGCAAGAGTTTGAGACTGAGAACGTCATCGAATTTATAATGTCCAGGTGGAGTAAATTTCCTGACAACACTCGGATTTATCACAATGTCGTAACCCAAGAATCCGACATTACTCCGACAAACGAGGAACAGATTCTTGCTTTGAATAAACTTGAGGGAACGATTTACATCGTCACCTATCCAAGTTTCTTTTTCATCGGCTTGTTTACGGCTTTCAATGGGCTATTTGGAATTCTGCTGCTCGGGCTGATCAGCTATTTGCTGCGACCCAAGCCGCCTGTTCCAAAGAACACTCAGGAGAATAGTCCGAACAACGGTCTGAGCAATCGAATCAACGAGGCTCGACCGCTTCAGCGAATTCCAGATATTTTCGGCAAGGTTCGCTCAACTCCTGACTTGATCGCCAAGCCTTTCATGGTGTTTGAGAATCACCGCGAAGTCGAATATGCCTACTTCTGTGTGGGCAGAGGCAGCTATTTGATCGAGGATGTTCTGGATGACGTTACTCCGATTGAGGATATTGCTGGCACAAGCGTGATGGTCTATGGGCCGGGAACAAGCCCACACACTCTTGCTGGACCGGAATTGACTATCGGCACTCCGTTTACAGAACGAGTCTGGACTGCTAGCAAAAGCAACTCGGTCAATGGTCAAGTTCTTCGAGCGCCTAACGCCAGTGAAATTGAAGGCGAAAACGACTTAGCCTTTGTTTGGCCGGATCAGATTGTCAACACCGGCGAACTGAACTTCGAAGAATACTTTGCCGTCGATGATGACCTGACAATCAAGGATTCTACCTACACCAAGAATGAAATCACGGTTAACCTGGATGGCACTTACAAAGTCCTCGCCGTCACTGGACAAAGCATTAGCTTGGTGAATCCGGCTTTAGTCAATCCAAAATGGGCCGACCTGACCAACTTCCCAAACAGCCAAACCGAATTCTATAGCCCGACAATTTACTCGACTGCTGAGAAGTGGGTTGGGCCTTTCACGGTCGAAGATCCATACGCCTTGTATTGCAATTTTGTTGCAGTCAACGGTCTTTACAAAGACAACGGTAAGAAGCAAACTCAGTTTGATGTTGAGATTGAAGTTCAATTTACTCCAGTAGATGCAAATGGAAATGTAATTGGGCCAATGCAGGATGGCGAAGTTACCGTTATCGGTTCTTCTGCACTTCGCAATAGTCGAGCGGCAACGCTTAAATACACAGTTGCGCCTAATGCCAATACAAAGGGAACTTATTGGGAAGTCAGAGCAAGACGACTTACTCCAATGGACAAAAAGTTCCAAGGGCGAATCATCGACGAGATCCAATGGCGGGATCTTTATATCATGGAATACGTCACTAAATCTGACTTTGGGAATGTGACGACAATTTATGCCAAGACTTACGCAACCAGCGGGGCGCTCTCGATTAAAGAACGCAAGCTGAACTGCCATGCAACTCGCAAGATTCCGGCTCTTGTGACGGGAACAATCGATCAGCTAACAACCGAGCTTTATCCCACAAGTGATGCTCGGCTTATTCTGATTGCCGCTTGCCTTGATCCTTACATCGGAAGGAGAAATGTAAGCCAAGTTGATTTTGACAACATTGACCGTCAAGTCGCAAGAATAATTGATTACTTCGGAACGGATCAAATCTTGCGATTTAATCACACTTTCGATGACGCAAATCTTTCGTTTGAAGAAACAGTCAGTTCGATTGCCGAAGCTATTTTCTGCAAAGCCTATCGTTTTGGTAGCAAGATTCGACTCAAGTTTGAACAGCGAAGCACCGTCAACCGAATGCTGTTCAATCATAGAAACAAAATCCCTCGCAGCGAGCAGCGAACTATTCAGTTTGGCACCTTTGAAGACAATGACGGTGTTGATTTTGAATACATCGATCAAGAGGATGGCGCGACTCTCAATTTCCTGATCCCCGAGGATGGATCAGCGGTCAATCCAAAGAAGGTCCAATCTGTAGGCATTCAGAGCGAACTACAGGCTCATTTTCATGCCTGGCGAACGTACCAGAAGATCCTTTATCAAAATGTCGGGGTTGAGTTTGAAGCGACTGCCGAGGCTTCGCTGCTGGTAATCAACGACCGAATTCTAGTTGCTGACAACACTCGCCCTGACACTGTTGACGGGCAAATCATGTCGCAGAACGGACTCAACATCGGCTTGAGCCAGCCTTTTGTGCCGGTCGCCGGTAAGTCTTACACGATGGCAATTCAGCACTTTGATCAGACCGTCGAGTTGCTGCCGATTGTCTCAGTTCCGAACGAATACGAAGTTGTTCTATCCAAGCCGCCAAAATTGCCTTTGGTCATGGAACTTGAGCGATATGCTCAGACCACTTACATCATCACGGCAAACGATTCACCAAGGGAAAAAGCGTTTTTGGTTCAAGAAAAAGAGCCAAAAGACAATTTCACGATTAAGATGAATGCGATCAATTATGATGATCGATATTACAGTCACGACACAGATTACATTAACGGACTCATCGACGGCGAGCTTGAACCCATCTTCACGGCTGACTTCGAAGAACATAACGTGCCTGCTGGCGGTTTCTTGTTAGTACCTAATCCTGGCGGATTCACAACCAGCGCCATCGACGGTGTGGAAATTCAGAACAATGTCGCTGGAATTGGACCGGCAGCGCAAGGCGACAAGCATTGCGAACTGGATGGTCAAAAGGTCATGTGGCGAGATTTTACCACTACCGTCAATAGACGTTACCGACTTCAGCTTAACTACTCAGGTCGCCCCGGCTTAAACGAAGTCGATAACGCTATCGCACTTTACTGGAACGGTCTTTACGTTCAAACATTTACTGTTGATTCGCGTCAAGTTACTGAAACAGACTGGCAGTATTTTGAAATTAATCTCGCCAAAGCCACCAGTACGACAACTCGATTAGAATTCAGAGCCTTGAATCCAAATCCTAGTTTTGGACAAGGCGGCTTGCTAGATAACATTCGGCTCTACGGAGTTTAATTGCTGTTGAGCCACCATCGCCAGGAATCGTCGGGTTTCCAGCGAGAATCGGCAACTTCAAGCATTAAAGGGGCAACTTTTTGAATCGCAGGAAAATCGTCATGCTCCCGTAGGCTTTCGCACCATCCCATAATGAAAATGCGAACGATATCACTAAGCTGATGATCTGGAATTGGATTAAAACCGTAGACCAATTCCATGCACTCGAAAAATGCCTTGCGCATTTCTTTCATACGAATAACTCCATTTGCTTAAACTTGTTTCCGTAACCCATGTCTGACAGCATCTTTTTCGCCCGAGCGATATACCAGCCGTAATCAATATCCTTCGGCATTTTGTCGGGCATTTCCATTACTGGATACCCGCCGCAAGAATCGGGGACCATCGCGCCATTGCTGACGTAACGAATCGGCCTGAAGTCATTGGTTCGCATGTACCAGCGAATGACTTTGCCAATGTATTCTCGGTCTTTCTCAGCGCCACCTTTAACTTTTCTGACAATCACGAATTTGCTGAATTCGCGACTGTTGCGAATTGTTGCTTCAATCGGGATCTCGTCGCGAAGGAAAAGCATGACTGCCTCGGAGCAAATGTTCGCGTCAGGATTCTTCATCAGCATTTCACGGTTCGGCTCTTTCATCGAAAGCAGATTGACAAACTCGCCTTTCGCCTTGATCGAATCGTCTCGGCCAATGGCAATGTAGTTGTTTACATCGCGAGCGTAGTAGGCTTTGTAGCTGCTTTCCTCAGTCTTAAAACCGGTAATCTGCTCCCATTGAGCAAAGATTGTTCGAGCCTCGTCAATCTTCCAGTGTGAGCAGTAGATGACGATACCATCGGTATTGGCCGAGCGAACACTAATCCCGCACCATTCGAGCATTTCGATCAGCATGAGCAAAGAAAGCTGTCCGGTAATCGTCACCTGGATTAGCAAGTTCGGAGCGTAAATCGCAGAATACTTGTTGCCAAACTTTCCGAAGGCTCCGTTGATTGTAATCTTCAGGGAGTCGGCAGTCGTCTTGTCCTTATCTCGCTTGGCTTGCAATCGACGGCGAACAATGTCACCGTAGGTGTCAAGAAAAGCCGGTCCAATATGCTCAGGGAAAAGTTTTTCCCGCAAGATAATTGCAGGGTAATAGGATTCAACGTCTCGGTCGATGATTACCATTTCCTCGTCGGCAATCAGAATCATTGCCTTCTCGCAAGAATGTAAGCCGCCAATGCCGAGTTGGTACTTGCTCTTACCAATCTTCACCTGAGTCTCAGCGAATTCAGGCGGCATAATGAGTTTGCCATTCTCGTCAATCTTGAATTCAGCAGCGCGAATCTTCGCAAGCACTTCTTGCAAATCCTCCGTGTAAAACCGAATGAAGTCAGGTACTTGATACGAAAAAATACTGCTTTTTGTTACAGTCGGCTTGGTCGGAATCTTTCCAGTCAATTCGCTAATTTCTTTCTTGATTACCGCTTCGGCAATTTGAGCATCGGACTTGCTCCGCAAATCGAGTCCGTATTGCTCGCCAATTCGCTTTCGTAGTTCAATTGCCTTTTCCAGCTTGCGGTACAATTCTTCAGTCTGAGCCAAGTCGTTGATGCAGTATTCTCGCACGATTGCCGCTTCCTGGCGATTCAACTCTTTATTGGGATCGAACGGCAAATCCTGCATTCGCTTAGTGTGCATTCTTCCACCGTACTGCTTGAGCGAGGATAGACCGGCAGAAGGAGCGACTTCGATCAAGTCAATGGAGTTGGCTACTCCGCAGCGAAAATTGTAAGAGGCTTCAATTTCGCTAGGCTTCATTTCGCTGAAGATGATGGCATCGGAAATGCCTTTCAGTTGCTCAGTCCAAATGCCGTCGATTGCTGCCCACAGCAGAAGCTCGTCATAGGCTTTGCAGTTGAAGCCGATGATCTCGAACGTCTCGATAAACCATCTGAGAATCGAGGGGTTAAGCTCGGCATCTGGCGACCGCTCGAATACGATCAGATTGCCGGTCTTGAGCGACTTAAATGCGGCGAAAAAGAAGTTGCTGAAACACTCTACGTCAAAAATAAAAGCGTTTCCGTACTCACTTTGCAAATCAATCGGCGTTAGATACTTCATCCTCGTCTCCTCCAATGAGCCAAGCCCAGAATAGTAAACAAAAACTAACAATCGATCCGGCTATCAAATCTCCAGGTAAATCGAACATCAGAAAACGTACTCCAAAACTTTAGGATATTTGCCTCCAGAATCCACACGAATCTTTCTTGGAAGTCGGCAAGCTGGAAATTGATCGTAGGCTTCTTGAGTCGATTGCGGAATTTGATCGCCAAAGTGTTGCCGCCACCAATCAGCCGCGACTTTCTTGGGGTAGCCTGTTCCTTCGAAGCAAAGCCAAACATTAAAGATTCGGTATCCCGAGAGATAGCTGACCTTAAGGCTTGGTGGCTTGTCGGCTTTGCGATGAATCGAGCGAGTCACCATATCCACTTGGAGAATTTCAATTTCCGAATCTGAATTTGCGACAATGTTTTCGGTAGAAGCAGACTTGCGAATCTTGACTTTGAACAAGAATTCTTTTCCGCAACCACAGCAAATCCTGGCAGTCGTGTGATTGTAGGCATTACAGGCCGGGCAGAGTTTCATTGGGACTTCGCCAGTTCCCTTACCTCGCTTCTTTGGAACGCGAGGATCGTTGATTGGACCGAGCCGCGAAACATTCCCGGCAAAGTCCAGCACTAGGCAATTTTTCTTTCCTCCAGCTTCGATTGCTGCTTTTCTGTTTACTAGCGATTGAAGTTGTTCAATCGTCCAAGCAGGATGGTAGTACGGTCGAGTCCCGCGACCGTACTTTTGAACGTGCAAAACAATGCTCGTTGTTGGTCGCAAGTCCACAATGCAATCGACTTTCGGATGATCGAAGCCGGTCGTCAGCAAGTTGTTGGAAACGATTGCTCGAAAGCGACCTTGTTTAAAAGCCTCGATTCGGTCGTCGCGAGTTTGATCGTCGAGCTTAGAATGGACTACCGTAGCTGCCACTCCCACAGCATTGAGCATATCCGTCAGATGCTCGCAGTTCTCAAGTCCAGCACCAAATACCATCCAGCTTTGCCTGTCGTGGGCAAGAGCCAATGTTTCCTCGATGGCAGACCGCATAATTGGGATCTTATCGACCGCAGCCGCCAGTTCTTTTTGGTTGTAGTCGTTCGCCAGGATTGAGACTGAGCTAATATCAATCGCAGTCGAAGTTGACTTCGGAACCAGTGTGGTCAGATAGCAATCTTCAATCAGCTTGTTGAATTCGTTGAGGCCTGTAATGTCGTAGCAAATATCGGTAAAGATTCCGCCATCGGTCAAATATCCCTGTCCCATCCGAAAGGGAGTCGCGGTCAAACCGATTACCTTCAGATAAGGGTTAATCGCCTTCAGTTCAGCAATCGTTTGCTGGTACATCGATTCCTCGTTCGGGCTAATCAAATGAGCCTCGTCAACGAATAGAATGTCCCGATGACCGATCTCAGCAATTTTGTTTCGAGCCGATGCAATTCCTCCAAAGACAATCGGCGCAAATGCTTCTTTGCGACCAAGGCCAGCCGAGTAGATACCGAGCGGCGCAGTCGGCCAAACCTCAAGCATCTTTTGAGCATTCTGCCGAATCAATTCCTTGACATGAGTGAGCAGCAGGAATCGCGAATTAGGCCACTGACGCATCGCCTGAGCAATGAACAGTGGTGGAATCAGAGACTTGCCCGTTCCCATCGGCATCGCGATTAGCGGATTGCCGCTATTCCCTCGGGCAAAGTAATCGACCGTCGAATCGACAGCTTCGATCTGGTAAGGGCGAGGGACAATCATCAGCCGATTCCCTTGTGGTTATCACATCCGATTTGAATGAATTCAGCAGGAATCTCTACATTTCCGTGAAGACCGCATAACCAACTTCCATCCTGTCCTGGAGAAGCGTATTTGCAAGAACGGCAGTTCTTTTCCACTGCTTGATCGTAATGGCAAATAGATTTAAATGTGCAAAATTTACAGATAAAATTGGCGGGGCTGAATGCAACCTTTGTGGGAGGCTCTTGAGCCAACACAATGTCTCGGGCTTTTTCGATGTAGTCGATTGCGATGGCTTCGTCGAGCTTGAGCAGTTCAAAATGGATCGAATCGTTGTTTTTGTTCACAGCGATGAACAGGGCATATCTCATTTTTGGTTCGGAAAGATGCCCGTAGATATTCATCTGAGCCCAATACTCGGGCTTGTTAATTTTGACTTTTTCTTTAACCATCCGATTCCAGTTCGTGTCGGACATGGTTTTGACTTCGGCCAAAATCCATTCGTCGATTCCAAACTTTGCAGGCAATTTTATTCGAGCATCCATCGATCCGCCAAAATGACCATCGTGGATTGAGACTCGCCATTGCTTCTGAGTCTCGGGGTCAAGATCGTGTACCTCGCAGCCGATCCCCCGCAGGTATGTCCAAATAAGTTCTTCTTCGCGCCGCCCACGCTCAAAGATTCGGTGAGTCCTGCCGTCAATCTTTTCAGCTTGAGCCCAACGGAAGGCATACCATAGCTGCCTGGAACAAGGTTTACCAATCACCGAAGCTCCGAGGTGCTTGCGAAAACCATCGCTGTAATGCGTTTGGCAAAAATCATCAATCTCGCAAGAGATTGTTTCCGCCAAATCGGATCTGACCGTCGAATTTTCTAAATCAATCATATTAACCCCACTGCTTTGCCATTGCGTTTGCGATACCCGAATAAGTTATGCTTCTCAATTTCCATCTATCTTCAGATGGTCCGAGTTTGTTTTGTCCGCTGTCGGTTTGATTAGCCCATCTTTTTTTGCCATTCACTATTCTTGGCTTAATAACTTCAGTTGATTCCAGAAGAGTTAAATTTTTTAACCACAAAGCTGTTTGTTTGCTGGCATCGTGACCGAATTGCCAAGGTTGAATAATTTGATCGGCAGGGCGAATCGCGGTTCCAATTCGACCAATCGGATTTTCAATTGCAATTCGTTCAATCGGTGCATTCATAAGCGATTGAACAAAATCCAAGGCTTCTTGGGTCTTTGCCTCTCGGCCTTCAACTCGTTTGTTCCAATGCAGACCAGAACTGCAAAGATAGGTGCAAGGCGGATGCGCGATCATCAAATCCCAACCTTGATTGATAGGTTTTCCAAACAGTTCGCCTTCGATGACTTTGTATTCAATACCTTCCATTGTTGGACCAATGCAGGGACATTCATCATCTGGCATTTGAGAAACATCGCAAAAACCATTTCCATTGGGATCGCAATCGGCACTAAATCGAACAGGAACCCAACCTTCCAAAATCTTCAAAACATCGATCTGAATGTGCCAAGCAGGGTCAGATTCGCACGGTAAAATGTCGCAACTCCAAGCTTCATGTCCTCTCGCAATGAAAGCATCTCGGACAGTTCCGCTGAATTCACAGGCAACAAGCACTCTCATATTTTGATTCCAATCTGAATTCGTTCTTTGATTGATTCGCAATTCGAGGCTGAAATATCGGTCGTGATTGAATGCCTGGAAAGAGAATGAGCGACCGTAGAAGTCGTTCCAGAGCCACCGAACGGATCGAAAACCAAGTCGCCCGGCTGAGTGTAGGCACCGATGGCTCGAATTAGATACCGTTCTGGCAATTGGTTCGGATGAGCTTTGCGCCGCTCCGCATTATTGCCCTGTACGCGACCCCATCGCTCTTGAGGCTCCGTGGGCTCAATGACAAGCTGATCATCGTTTGTAGCGAGCCCCCAGACCGTTCCTGGCGGAACCATGCCCTTGTAACGGCTCGATTCGACTCGCTTGTCGCCCATTCGCAGCCGCTTAGACTCTATCAACACGTTTTCCACAAACCATTTTCGCTCTCCTGGTTTGCGAAGAACGGTCGCTCGGCAATGACTTTGAATCCAGTTGTTGAAATTACATTGGCCGAAGTTGTAGGCCCAAATTATTTCAGTTTCGATGAAATCGAAAAGATTTAATTCAAGCATTGCCGCATAAAAAGATTGATTAACTTTCGGACTGCCGTGAATCATCATTGCGCAGCCGGGTTTCAGCTTTCGCCAGCAAAGATCAATCCAGTCCTCGGTAAATCGAGCGTAAGCAAGATCGCTCATTTTATCTTCGTAACCATCGTATTCTTCGCCAATGTTAAATGGCGGATCAGCAAAGATAAAATCGAATGAAGCCCAGCATTCGCTCAAATAAACCCGGCAATCGGAATTGATCACTTCAGCCGTAATCATCGGAATCCCTCAATCAATGACCAAATTCCTAAGCAGAGCATAATCCAAATGCAGCAGTAAATCAGAAACAAAAGAATTTCACTTCCCACTTTTGCCTTCCAAAATGAGAATCTTTTGCGCTGCTTCGTAAATGAGATTTTGCTTTTCTTCAAGCAACTTCTGCAATCTTTCGATTTCCTCAACCAACTTCGTCGCAGTTTTAATTGAGACAATGAATGAGGCTTTCTCCTGACTTGTTTTAACAATTCGGATTGCTTCTTTTGCTGTTGCTATTTCAGTCTTAGGCATTTACTTTTCTCCCTTTAACTACCAAAATGTCCACGAACTTAATTTCGTGAACATCGAATCGTCCCGGCTGGATTCGAACCAGCAACTTCAGGCTTGTCGCCTCGCGTCTACCAATTCCGCCACAGGACAGGTCGAATTACCGACCAAACCATCGTCGTCGAGGAGTCTGCACGAAAGCGCCGCGACCGACACAGTAGTTGCCCACGCAGGCAATCTCGGTAATCGAGCCGCTGACGAGCAGAGCCCGATGACCTGGCGAGCGCATCCACCACTGGCGAGCCTGAGCCTCAGTGGCAATTCCGCTGCTCATGTAAATCACTTCAGCGCCTCTCCATGTCGAATCATGGCGAAACACCCGAGTTCGATTCATTTGAGACGCATAATCGTAGGCAGACTGAGCAAAACACTCCGTTGCCAATAGTCCAAGCACAAATGCAATGAACAACTTCATCGCGAATCCTTTCAAAAGGGGAAAGAAAAAGGGCAGGGTTGCCCCTGCCCCAGAAAACTAGCGAGCCCAAGGTGCCGATGCCGCATTCCCAGCCGGGGTAGGAACCGTAAAGCCAGCAGGCGCAGGTGCCGCAGGAACCGGAGCAGCAGCGACCGGAGCAGCAGGCACAACCGGAGCGGCTGGAACCATCGTCGGAGCAGCAGTTGCTTGCCGCTGAGCGCCCGGACGATTACCGGCAACGTCGAGGACTCGGGCAATCTCGGTGTAACCCTTGTTTCCGCCCTCTCCGCTTTGCAGCTTAACAATGACCCTGAATGGTCGATTGTAGAGCGTAGAACAATCTTGGAATGCTTGGGTCTGACCGACAACCCAGCAGATTGCTGAGAGTTGGCTGAGAGCGATTTGAACAGCGACCGCTTCGCGGTGGCCGATATTCAGCCGGTAAACACCCTCTGCCCCTCGGTGTGAGCCTTCGGTGATCTGAAGATGCAGAACCAGCATTGTGCCGGTGCCGTCCTTCGTTTGCTGCATTTCCGAGCCAGTAATCACAACAACGTGACCCTTATCGTCGGAAACTGGCAAATTGTTGCCCCCGCCAGTGGTAGGAGCAATTTGGTTCGGATCAAAAAACATAGGTAGCGTAGTCATAGTGACTCCTCAAGAAAAAAACTAACCGCGAAGTTTGGAAAAAACGTGATTCAAATCGGGGAATTCAAATGGGGCAATTGCTTGACACCGTGACTTCCCACAATACTGATTGTCCTGAAACGTGCGAAGCGCTCGCTTCACTTGGTTGTCTGCCGCATCGGTCCACACCTGGTAGTAGTAGACTTCATCCACCAGATGAGGCAAAAGCTGCGAAAGATTCTGTCCTGGCATATTTGGACCGTAAATCAATCCGCCAGAAAAATCCTTGATCCGATCTTGCTTTGCGATGATGTAGACATTGTGACCTGACTTGAGATCACGCAGTCTACGAACATGAGCGAGAATTCGATCCTGCATTTCACCGTAGGCTTGCCGAGCGTCCTTGTGTACTGGCTTCTGCTCTCGCAGAATCATTTCGGCAAGCTCGGTAATGTCATCGACACAGAGCGTCAAAAACTGCTGCCCGCTTTTCTCAACCGCATCCAAAGCAGCTACGAATTCCTTTTCGCTTTTGCAAGCGATGAATGGAACATCATGTTGCCTCAGACTCGCCAGTCCTTGATCCATGCTCAGGACAATCGGTGCTGGTGCCGTTGCGATCATTCTCGTCTTGCCGCAGCCAGTTGGGCCGTAGCAAAGTATCGTAGTCCCATTTCGAAGACTGTTGGTAGACTCGATTTTCATTTGTTCTCTCAATGCGATGAATTTTGAATTTGCGGTCTGCGATTATTGCGAGCTTGACATAATTTTTTTGAATTTTGTCAACGTCGATAATCAGTTGGTCGCCTTCCGGCGTAAGAATAAGGATTCCTTCCTGTTTGGCCCTTCCAATGATCAGTGGCATTACGCTTTCTCCTTCGGCGGTTGCAAAACCAATTGAGGCGAACCCGGCTTGACTTCGATCAAGCTGTCAATTTTCTTCAGCAACTCAGCCGATTGCTGATCGTCTGGATTGCCGTTAACGGTCGAGACAAGCTGCTTGTACTTGGAAATGCTGATCTCAGACTTCCATCGAAACAATTCTTCGAGCCAATTTGGCAATTCGCATTCCACCGACATAACGTCATCGTTTTTGCCAGTGACCTTGTAGGTCTGCGATTTGGTGGCTTTTAACGACCAGCCAGCGCCAAGCTGAACAGTTTCGGTGCCATCAACTCGCTCGGAATCGAAATTGTCGGCAATGATCTTCTTGCGAAGATCTGATTCAATGTCACCCAATTGTTTGGTGACCTGGCGAAGTCGATCCCAGAGAAGAATTTGCTCATCGCGGCTCAGATTGCTCGCGTGTTCCTTCGCAGCCTCAGATTCCATTTTCAAAATGTCACACACATCCAACATCGTCGTACCTCCAATGAAAAAAGCAGAAAACTCTCAAAGTTTCAACAAGATTAAGGACTAAATTGTGTATCGTCAAGGGGATCTTGGAACTTTACCAAAAAATTTTTGGCTTGCAACCTAGAAGTTTTGGGCTTAAGATTCCCGCGAAAGGAGACTTTTATGGTCAAAAAATTCAATCGAAGGCCGACTTTGGCCGAAAAAACGAGAGAACTGCTGCAAAACCGCCGCAGAACTCTCACAATTGCGGAAATTTCTTATCGGCTCGGTGTCAGCGAAAACTGGGTATCGCTTTTTGCGACTGGCAAAATCAGCGATCCTTCAGTGAACACGATTCAGGATCTTTACGAGCTTTTGACAGGTCAGCATTTGGAATATTGAGACACGGATGGAAATCACAAACAAAATCCCGATGGAAATGCGCGCCGTGGATCAGTGGGTCTGCTGGAGATTTGAGCAGCGAGGCAACTCGCGACCTACAAAGATTCCGATTGATGCCAAGAGCGGCAGACTGGCAAATGTCAATGATCCCGGCACTTGGTCTAGTTATCAGCAAGTCGTGGACACCTTTGGTCACGGGGGTGTCAGCGGAATCGGATTTGTCTTGACGCAAGCAGATCCGTTTTGCTTTATCGATTTGGATTCAACCGATAATCCAGAAGAAATTGCTGCTCAGGTAGAGATCAGCAATTCGATTCATTCTTACCAAGAGATCAGTCCTGGCGGTGGTTTGCACATCATTTGCAAAGGGACTGTTCCCTGCGGTCGTCGCAAGGGAAAGATTGAAATTTATTCTTCGCAACGATATCTCACGATGACTGGCATCGCGTGGAAGGAATGCGAGATAACTTTTCAGCAGGGTAAGATTTCGCAGATCTGGGAAAGCCTCGGATCAGAAGAAATTCAAAAGGCTCGGTACGATGGCAATTCCCCACAGATAGCTGACGATCAGCAAGTGATCAACATGGCGAGCGCCGCTCAAAATGCTGAGAAGTTCCTGAATTTGTGGCACGGAAATTTCGGCAAGTATTACGCGAGTCAATCCGAAGCCGACCTGGCGTTGATCAATATCTTGGCATATTACACTCAAAACCGGGAACAGGTCGCGAGACTGTTTCGGTTTTCTGCTCTTGGTCAGCGTCAGAAAGCTTCGCGGGATTCTTACGTTAACGTGATGATCGAGAAGGCATTTGATCAGCTTGTTCCACCGATTGATCTGAGCGCTATTCAAAACCAGATCAGATTGTTTCGGTCTGAAAACAAGCAGAATCCGATTGTGGTCGAGGAGAGGAATTTTCCGAACATGATTGAACGCAGGCCGATAAAGATTGAGGAAACCCAAAAGAGGGATTCCGACATTTATTCGGTTCCTCCGGGATTGCTCGGTGACATTGCTCAGTGGATTTACCAGTCGGCACCTCGGCCTGTTCCGCAAATCGCCCTGGCGGGCGCTATTGGCCTTATGGCAGGGATTTGTGGCAGATCCTACAACGTCAGTTCTACCGGACTCAATCAGTATGTCATGCTCCTCGGAAATACCGGTGTTGGCAAAGAAGCGATCAGCAGTGGCATCAGCCGGTTGATTGACATCATCCGCTTTCAAATGCCGCAGATTGTGGATTTTATTGGACCTTCGGATCTGGCTTCAGGTCAAGGTCTGATCAAATGCCTATCCGATCATCCCACCAAAAGCCTTGTTTCGATTATGGGTGAGTTTGGGATTCGACTTCAGCAAATCAGTTCGCCAAAAGCAATCGGGGCAGACTCGATGTTGAAAAGAGTTCTCTTGGACCTGTTCAATAAATCAGGTCGAGGGAATGTTGTTCGGTCAACTGCCTACAGCGACTCGGAGAAAAATACGAAGTCGATTGAATCGCCAGCTTACTCGATCATCGGTGAGAGTGTTCCCGAGAAATTTTACGAGGCAATCGACGAGGATATGATCAGCAGCGGGTTGCTGCCCAGATTCCTGGTGATTGAATATCTCGGCAATCGCCCGCCTTTGAACGAGAACCATAACGGAGTCTATCCCTCGCAGCAATTGGTTCAGGGCATCTGCAATCTGGCGACTCAGAGTTTGCAGCTGATCAATACTCGGCAAGTGATCGATATCAAGTTCTCGAAAGAGGCTTTGGAATTTTTGCGCAAGCTGAATGACGAATGTGACTCGCGGATTAACGGCAGCAAGGCAGACATCATCAGAAACCTTTGGAACAGGTGCCACATCAAGACGATGAAGCTTGCGGCTTTGGTCGCAGTTGGCATCAATCCTTACGATCCGTGCATCGACCTGGATGCAGCGCAGTGGGCAGAAAAGATTGTGCGAGACGATATCGAAAGGATTTCTGAGCGGTTCCATGCAGGGCGAATTGGCGAGTCTGGCAGCGAAGGTGAGCAGATGCGTGAGGTAATGCGAGTGGTGATTGATTACGTCACCCAAGACTTTGAGGAACTTGCTCAGTATGGCAGCAAAATCTCGATGGCAATGCACGACAGCTTCATCGTGCCTTACTTTTATCTCAGCCGCCGGTTGATCAACACGAAGCTGTTTCGCAAAGATCCAATTGGCAGCACCCGCGCAATAAAAAGGGCAGTTCAAAACCTCGTCGATAATGCCGACTTGGCTAGACTGCCCGCGCCACAAGTGATGACGAATTTTGGCTTTTCTGGGGAATGCTACATCCTATCGAACATGGAAACTCTCGAAGCAGCGAAACGGACCAGAATCAATCGGCTCGGTGTCAATAGATTGACTTGATGAAAATCGCGATGGCAATTACAAGGTAGGCTATCGCCCCGAGAAAATATCCGAAGTTTTGTTCGTTCTTATTGGTTCGTCGTGCCATAAATTTCAAATCCTTTCACGTTGATGGAGTTCAAAACGGACTCGAATGCTCGGTGGTATTCACCGACACCGCAGCGCAGACCTTTGGTCGGAGTACACTGCTTCAGACATTCCCGGCTTGCGCCGACCGTGCCTGACTTTTGCATTTCGCGAATCGTCGCGAGGATGTTGGTTCTTAAAATCTCTTCGCTAGTCATCGAATAATTTCTCCCGGTAATGAGTCAAAGAATCTGCGCGCGGCAGAAAGGGAATCGTAGCTATTTTGGTATATCGGGCTCTTTGCCTGCTCAGTGGTGTCGATCACGCGCACCACGAACACGCCTCCCGAGAACATCAGCACGGAATACACATCGCAGTCGATTGGTCGCGATGAATCTGTGGACTTGTGTTCGGTTTGACCGGCAAGGAATGCGGTCAGGTTTGGTCGAAGATTTGCCATAAAATGCCATTTCTGCCCGACTGGGCTGAAAATTGACCTCCGCATTTGACCTATAACGAGCGATCTCGGGTCGGCTCGATGTTTGACCCGCCCGAAATTATCGTGCGTCAGACGGTCAACCCAACTCCACAACTTTAATCACTACTGCAAAGCTACAGACCGTCGAGCCCGCATTCGCAGGCTCTCAGGTCAGTACCCTAAACCGTGTATTCGTTTTCAATTGCGAAACGGTACAGGTAACGTTCTAACTCTTCGAGATTGTCGCTGCGATATTCATCTCGACCGATCAGCAAATACCAACGACCTTCTTCAAGGTTCGTTGAATTGCTTTTCCATGACTGCGTGTCTTCAATGCTAAGATCATCGCAATACAATCGCCCTGAAACGCCCAAAAGTGTTTCTTCGCCAATCGCCTCCCCGATGTTTTGGCAATCACGACCAGTCTGGCGGAATTGCGCAAACGTCATGACTTCAACCTCGCGCCAATTCAGGTGGGCATAATCCCAGAGATCATCGTCTTCGTTAACACCTGATGCCCACACTGATGCCAACAACAGCAGCATATTGGAATCGCAGAAATCGTCGGGATAAGCTTCGCCAGATAGCAATTTTGCCATCTGCTCTGCGGTCACGGTCGATTCCAGCAATCGCCGGTAATGTCTTGCAGCTTCAATTCGCATTTGCTTGCGATTAGAATTGCCAGCTTGAGCAATCGTCACGGATTCAGGAGCAGCCTTGCACAGCGCGTCGAAGAAATCCAATCCAAGTCGAACATCAGACTTTGATATGTTTTCGTTCTGGTCGATGCAGAGCAGGTTGTCCATCAGATTTGCAATCGTCTTGGAACCGCAGGTCTTGCGCAAAAGTTCGGCTAGTTCGTTCAATTTGTTCATTACAGTGTTTCCTTTTTCCAGAGATCCCAAGCAGCATTCCACTCAGCGTTTTGCTTGTCGTCGTTCACATCGCAGTGGCCGTCGAGATCTTCGAAGACCTCAAGCATTACCTCGTTCGCGTCGAGAAAGTCGTGCGAATGGCAGACGTTTGAATTCTGCTCTTCGCGATTCAATTTCAGGACTTGGTTGTACTTCACAGATCCCAAATCGCATCGCAGTTTGTAGTCAAACAACCACGCGATAATTTTGGCTCGTTCATTCAAGTCGCGGAATGCCCATTTGCGCCACATCTCAACGTGTTCGATAACGTCTTGTGGTTTGTTGGTCGAGAAAATCGGGTTCAGTTCCCCTTCTTGGTTTCGATTGAACAGGCCGAATACATTTTGACTTTGGCAGTTAAGTTCGCGACTATCGGGATCTGCGTAGTCAACGAAGAGGATAAATGCGCCGTTTGACAATTTCGGGCAGCAGTCGCCACCGTAGCTGTCGTCGATGAAACCAAATCGTTTCAAGTCGCGCTCCATTTGCCGGAACAATTCCAGATTGTCGAACCCTCCGAATTGATTAGTTACAGTCTGCATCGTTGTTCTCCTGATTAGTAGCTGGTTGGAAAGAATGCCTTGGTTTCGCGTTTGATGCCTGTCTTGTGATATGCGACGACTTCATCGTGGGCAATTTCACAAAGTTCTTTGATGGTCGCTGCCGACTTCCAGCCGGTCTTGGTCAGAACGTCAAAATGCGCATCGTCTGCGACATCAATCTCACAACCGAGGAGCGTGAGAGTTGTGCAGGCCCAAGTAAAATTTCGGCGTTGGATGACTTTCTTTCGATTTGGTTTCATGTTGGAACCTCTGAAAAGTAGAAGGTAGCTGCCATCGTCAGACCGCCCGCACAACCGGGCGATGACACCCCGAGGGGTGTTTCGGCTTAAGTTCCGAGAATTGCTTTTCGCCACTGGTCACCGGCAACCGAGGAGGTTTTGCCTTTGGACTGGTTAAAAACCAGCACTTGGCAGAAGGTGTCGCAGTGGTCAGCGAACCGGCGGGCAACCTCGCGATTTGCCTGCTGCTGGTCTTTGGCGATTCGGTACAGATTGTCGGACTCTTGAAATTTCCAGTAGTCCGGCGCGTCAGGGTACGGCACCAGAGCGAACGATTCCGCGAGCATCTCCAGCTGCATCGTCGCGTTGATGATTGTGCCGAGGTAGCTGCTGGACTTGCCCATGTGGTAATGGAGCAGCTTGCAGAAGGTAGCTTTGAGGCATCTTTCGCGGGCGGCTTCGTCGATGGCTCCCTTGTCAACGTAGCCGGTCCAAGACAGCGGTCTGGCGCGGGTCTTGGTTTGGGCTTCATTGAAGCAACCGGCGAAACCTCGTCGCATCAAATCGACTTCGGCATCGGTCGGCACAAAACCGTTGACCCGGCGGCAGAGAACGAGGATTTGGTCGAACAACTCATTAACCGGCAATTTGGCTTGCATCGAAAGATCTCCGTGTTCCCGAGCGGGCAAAGATTGTGGTTTTCGTCTGAAAATGTCCCGCTCGGGCATTTCTCGACGTTTTGACAGATTTTGAGATTCTGCCAGATCTCCAGATCTTGGGGTTTCCCGAGGATCTCCGGTTTCCCCACAAGTCTCGGTTTGCCGGTGTTTTGCCGTCAAATCCTGAGATTCCTGGGTCTTTGCAGATCTCACAAATCGCACGTTTGCAGCGAAATGCGAGAAGTCTCAAAACATTAAAAGTCTAATCGGTAATTTGATCGAGTCAACTGGAGTTTATCCAAAAATTGTGTTTCAATTTTTGGAAAGTCTTAAATTCAAAAGGGGAATCGTTTGAATCGGCTCCTCGGAGAGGGTCGATTTTCCCTTGCCGCACGGGAAATGCGGCGGTTTCTCCTGACGGCAGGGGTGATACAAAACATACAAAATATGTTGAGGTCGAAATCGCTCTTGCCGTCAAAAGGAAATGCGGGGTTTTTTGTGGCAAAACATACGGTTATAAAGAATATGGTGAATTTTTGCCTGTTCTGCTGGCAGGAAAAGGGATTTTGCCCTAGGGGGATTTTGCCCTATTACCGTAGAGCGCTTTTTAAGCGCTTTTTAGCGCTTTTTAAGCGCTTTGAAGCGCTTTTTACTAGTATAGCGCTAGTAAAATAAGGGGATTTTTATATCTATATATAGGTTATATTTGCCATATTTTCGTTAAAAACAGGCCATTTTCCCTTGTAGGCATAATCGATACGACCCGTATTCGCCCCCTAACCGGCAGATATCCCCCTGACGGCAGGATCTGCCCGTTTGATACGCACGCCCTAACCGTTAAAATCGGCCTTTTATTGGCACGCGATTTGCATTGTAAAATTTTCGGGAAATATATTTAATTTTCCGTTACCGTTTGACGATCTAACGGTTATAGTTGATGCAGTTCGAAACAATTACACGGAGTAAAAACGATGAATAGCTTACTTGAATCGATTGATCACGTTCTGATTTCGGTTTACCAGCACAATTCCGAGGCGGATTTGCTGCGATCCTGTTTGCTGCGACTGCGGGCAAACGTGCAGGGCGACGATCGCGAGTTTGATGATTTGCTTGCCGAATTGCAAGCAAATGCGACCAGAGTAGGAAAGGGCGAATAGCATGAAATACACCCCAAAGTTTACCAAAGCGCAGGCGCTTGAATTTGCTCGATTGTGTGGCTCTGCTGATTTGCCTACTATCATCGCCCGGGCGCGGGCAATTGCCGCCAAACTGCCCAAGGGCCGGGGCAAACGCGCCGCTAATAACTGGCGCGGTTATTTCCTGCGGTTCGCGGATGCCCTATCGGTTGGCGCGATTCCGTTTGCTATTTTTGCGCTCGACGGGAATAGCAAATTGCCATTTGCTGCATTTTCGACCCTGCCGATTGTGACCTGCCCCGGCGCGGGTGAATGCGCGGGAATCGGGGCGGACGGTTTGCCCGATTTGGCGCGGGCGTGGTGCTATTCGCTCCGGGCGTGGCGATATCCTGCCGCATTCCTGCGGCAGTGCCAAAATACGATTTTAATCCGGTTTCGCCCCGATGCAGTCGCGGGCGCATTTGCTGCCCTGCCCCGCTCGATTGTCCTGCGGCTGTACGTCGACGGCGATATCGACTCGGCAGCGACTGCTCGATTTTGGTTCGCCCTACTCAAATCGCGCCCGGACGTTTGCGCCTATGGCTATTCCAAGTCGCTCGACATACTCGACGCGCTCGCGGGCGATATCCCGCCCAACTATACGCTCAACCTATCATCGGGCGGGCGGTTCGACGGGGCGGAAGATCTGCGGCAGCGACTGCGGGCGCAGCAATTCACCCGGGGCGACTTTGTAGCGGTTAGAATCGAGGGCGACTTCGCGCGAGGTTTCGCCCGCTATTCCGATCCCGCCTATCATCGGGCAGTGAGGGCGGCAGCGGAGCGCGACGGCCTCGGGCGCGTGTTCAGCTGCCCGGGGCAATGCGGCAGCTGTACTGCTCGCGGGCATGCCTGCGGCACGCGAACCGATAGCGGCGCGCATTTGGTGCCGCTTACAATTGCAATCGGTGTTCACTAGCCCGCAGGGCGGGCAGCAAACGGAGCGGGCAGCAAACGGGGCGCAAATCGCGCCCCGTTTTTATTTGCGCACCCAGGGCGCACCCAGGGCGCAGGCGGGCGGGCGAATGCGAGCGAATGCGGGCAGCAAATCGGCAGCGAATGCGGGCGGGCAGCGAATGCGGGCAGGGCGCAGGGCGCAGGGCGGGCAGCTGTACAATATTTGCCCGCCCTGCATTGTATTTAAGCGGGCAGAGTATACAAT